GGACACGCCCCAATTGTAACTTATTTTTCTGCTCGCTTAGGCGGCAACGTTCGTGTCAACAACACGGAAACCAATGAGAAGTTCACCGGCGGTGGCAGACGCAATAGCAGCGTCGGTCACTTCCAGAACAACATCTTCATCAGCAGCCGCCGCATCAACAGCTTGAGTGTAGCCAGTCGTAAAGGCGTCACCAGTGTTGGCAACGGCAATGGTCATAGCGTCCACGTCGAGAGCATCAATATACTCATCAGGATCAGCACCAGTGGTGCCCACATCAATAACAAGCGAGGTGGTGCCAGCAAAGGCAACCTGCTCCTTAACAACGCAGAGCTCCACAAACTGACCAGCCTCTTTCGTGAAAAGAGTCTCCTGACCACCGGTGCCGATGGCTTGCAGGTCTTCAAACGAGAACTTGAAAGCGTGAGTTAGTCCCGACTGAGCGGATTCGTTTACGGTTAATTTAGCCATAGTAGTATCTCCTTATTAGCTGAGGACGGTGATTTTACCGAGAGCGCCGGGGTGCAAGCACTCCAGAGTTCCCATCCAGCAGAGGTAGCCACGGTCGCCACCACCAAAGTTTGGCAGAGACTCGCCGTGAAGGCTATCCAACTCAGCCAAACCAACATAATCGTAGTTGATGAGGTAGCCGGTGTCCTTGTTAGTCGTGTCAGGAGCCGTAATCGGGTTCATGTTCACGATGGTAATGGTGCCATTGTCGGACTCGTAGATGCCAACGGTGTTGATGAGCTTCTTAGCGTCGCTCTGCACCATTTGACGATAGACGGCATCCGTAGCACCGGAAGTGCGGGCAAATCCACTGATGGAAGCGCGCAACGCGGTGTCGGCCAACAGGGACAAGTTCTGCGTGTCACCACTCTCACGGTAGATGGAGGTGATGAGGCTGTTCAGAACAGTCTCCGTGAACGTGCCGGAAGCATGGATGCTGCTAGCAGGCGTGCGGTAGTCCGAAGGAACGTCCGTAGGACCAGCAGAGTCGATCCAGTCACCGAGGCCGCGCATCTTAGGAGCAACACCAGCGCCACCAGCAACACGGTCGTTGGTGGAAAGCAAGGTGAACTCAGCGTCACGCTTCAGTTCTTTGATCTTCTTGCCTTGCGCCTCAGCGTATCGAGCCGGACCAACGCTCTCAACAAGCTGTTGACGGTTCGATACCATGTAGGAGCGGCGCATCTCTTGGACGTAATTGCCCAAGCGAACGCGATCTTCAAAGGCGTTCTCAAACGAAGAAACGTCAGAACCCTCTACGACGCCAGCAGAGCTAGGGGCAGAGAGTTTGTCGCAGGTCCATTCGTGGTAGTTGGCTTTAGCCTTGCGCTTAGGCAAGGTCGAAAGGAACGGAGTTTCCGTAGGCGCAAGAACACTGAGCATGTCAGTGAGGTCTTCACGGTTAGAAACCGCCGAACCGGGATTAGTGGTGTCGTAAGTATTGGCAAATGCCATTTTAGTATAGGATTAAGATTTTGATTTTTTTAGCTTGTCCTTGAGGACAGCTAGTTCTTTGAAGTCATCCATTGTCATTCCGCTAGTCTTAGCCCGTGTTTCGATTGCCTTAATCTTTTTAGAGATGCTTCCTTCTGGTGCGTTCCCTGCCGCAGAGGCAGAGTGCATTGAAGGTGGTTCCGGCTTAATACTCGGCTTCTTTCCTGTAGGCTTAGGAGCAAACAACGAATTTGTTGCGTGCATCATAAGCATATCAATAAAGGGCTTGGCATTTGGTGCCTTCTCCAGTATCTCCTTAACCACTGGGCCGCTCATTAGGGCTTCGTAGTTCTTATACGTGTCACTCTCCTTATCCTTGGCCCAAGAGATGCCCTTTGCGGCTTCTTCTCTAAGCTGGACTCGTTGAGCTTCACGCTGTTCTTCGGCTTGAATGGCCTTTAGCTGCGCAGGAAGGTGTTGTTTGCTGGCCTTTTGGGCTTCGCGCAACGTGTTCCTGATTTGGGCTTTCGTGTATTCCTGCCCGTTCTCCTCGTAAATAACGTCATATGATGCGGCATGTTCATTCTGGAATAGAATGTCTTCCGTCGCTTCAATCAGGCTATCAACTTGCTGCGCCGTTTCGACTAGCTTGTTAATATCCTTAATGTCCTTATAAGGATTGTCGGGATTAGGTTTACGACTCTTTAGAGGGTCTTCGTTCTTGAGTAGGTCTTGTCGCTCCTGCTTTAGTCGGTTGGCTTCACCTTCAGCCAGCTTGCGCTTGGCCGTTAGATCAGCAATCCGCTTCAACAGTCTTGACTTGCCCTTACTAGCAAGTTCGGAGATTTCCTCGTCAGAAAGGTCATCCCAATTAAGCTCCTGATCCTCGGGCAGCTCCGTTTCCGGCGCTTCCTCTGGCTCTTGAGCCTCATTGTCCTCGCTGGCAACCTCTAGTTCTGGCGCAACTTCTTCCGATTCCGTTTCCGGCTCCGATTTAGATTGTTCCCCTTTGGCTTCCTTGGCGGCAACTTGCCGGTCAACAAATCCTTGGAGGTCCAAGACTTTAGGTTCTGTGCTCGCTACTGATTCTGGGGACGTAGCGTTCTCCCCTGATGCTTCTTCGTTTGACATGGTAATTAACTCGATCCCTTTTCGCCGGATGCGGCATTGCGATAGTCGTAGTATAAACCATCTTTTTAATGCTTGACGTAATTAGGGATAGTAATATGTTCCATGAATCCAATGAACGATACTTACGAACCCCGCCCCAAATACGATGACCCTAATTGCTGGGCTGCACCGGAACATTGCCGTATTGCTGTCTCCATGAAGCGAGACAAGGCCGGGAACCTCATCATTGAACTCCCCGACATCCTGCGAAAAGTAGAATACGTCCAACCCCACTGGATTGGCAAAAGCCGCTACCAGTAATTATCCCGTCAGCTTCTTAAAGCGATTGATAATCTCTTCGCCCCCGCCTTCATCAAATACCTTGGTGTAGGCTTCCATAGCACCTACTACGTGGTAGGTGTCTTTTTCTTTTACGCCATGCCCATTGGCTAGGATGCGAAACCCGTCCTCACGGGAGTCCTTAATTGCGCTGAGAAATACAGCAAAGGCTGGGCGTTCTTGTAGGTCTTTTAATGCTTCTTCGTATGTCATCGCATTCCTTGGGTGTTCATGCTTCCCATACTCGCTGGCTGGGTGCCAATCTTACCAATCTCGGCATTCTGTTGCTGCTGTAAGGCAAATTGAATCTGCTGCGCATATTTCTGGATGCGCTCTGCAAATGCCTCGTCCTCCTGTAGCTTCTGTTGAATGTCAGGCTGTTGCGCGTATTGCTGAACTGCCTGCATTGCAATGGTTTGGCCATTCGGAGGCGGCGAGCGTTCAATACCAGCAAAGATGTTTGTGAGGTCGCTAGTCACTTGCTTCATCACTTCTTCCTGTGCCGTCTCAGCGGGGCGAAGAATGCGGTCAGCAACGATAGGATCAATACTACCAGTTACCATAGCCAACCATTCATCAACATCAATGCGTCCGTTCTTATCGAACTGAAGCAGGCTGGTGAACATCTGGATGCGCTTCTCTGCCGTCTCTGGGTCGTTATTCAATACATCGAATTGAATCGTGATGTCGTAGTCTGAATTGGGATCGCCCTTAACAAACCGCTGTTGCTCTGGTTGCCCCGTAACTTGGAAGAACACTTCATCAGGGCCGAACCGCTGGAAGCATTTGAAGGCTAGGCTAATAACCCCTTGGACATGACCCAAGAACTTATCAACGTAGAACTGACGCTTGCTGGCAGAAAGCGGGTCTTCGGCATTCAGGCCAATGCCACGGTCGGCCAGCTCCAATAGCGTCTTCTCAATCTCATGCGAGCCCGCGTTGTATTGCGGGACAGGGCCGAACTGGAACTCTCCACCCCGGCGATAGGGAACTCGGCGTCCTGGCCCCCACTCGGAGGGAGGATTGCCGACAGGGTGCATAATGGGCGGCAACGTAGCCATGCTGTTGCGATCCACGCGGCTATCACGCTCAATCTTAACAATATCCTGAATGCCGCGCAGGCGTTCCGCCATAGACGTAACATCGTAGAACCGATTAGAGGACTCAGAGAGGCGCGTAACCACCACGGGGTAGTCCTCGTAGCCGCTCATAAGCTCAAACTTGGCATACATCGGGTCATCCTCGTCGCCCGTAAGGCTATGGCTGAACACGGTGCGATAGATGCCCTCGGAGTTGTCCTCCTTGTCGATGAGTCGCTGATAGGCTTCAATCACCTCCACCTTAATGTCGTTGGAGATGTCGCTTTCAATCAGGCTTACGAAACTTTGACTCTCGGCAGAACGCTGCATAGAGGAATCATTGCTAGTGCTGGAGGCTTGCTCAATCACCTCATCCACCCACTCCTTATCCCAGCCATCCGTCTCCACCTTGTTGCGTAGCTCTTGGGCCGTCAGGAACGTGCGCCAGAAGCAATAAGGGGCTCTCTGGGGGTCCGTCACCCACGCAGGGAAGAAGAAGTCTCCATCGGGCGGCAACGTTTCCACCATCGGCGCATTCACCTGTGGACGGGATACAGACAACTCAGCAAAGCCAGTCTTGCGCAGGTCGCTTAGGGCTTTTTTAAGTCGCTTCTCCTTCGTCTTTGGGAACAATTGCTGTAGCGCACCAACAACCGTCTGATCATTGGCCTTATCAAGAATCAATTCAGCCAGCTCTGGGCTAGACTGAGCAATGGACTCAAGGCTAAAGCGTTGCAGGAACGTGCGCTCCTCGCGGTGCCAGCCTACATACGTTATGGCAATAGCCCGCTCCAGCATGTAATTAGCCGCCAGCTCCATTTCCTTCTGGAAACGGGGAATGTAGCCCTTAATCATCCACTTTAGGAAGCCGCTCACTACCTTGGCTTGCTCAATATCCCCACCATTCACGGGATAGGCCCGAATGTTAGCCCGATGTAGGGCCGTCATAAAGAAGGCAACATAAGCGTCTATGCGCTCATTCGTTACATGGGGCTCTGTGTCGGCTGCCCCATCCCACGGGAACGCTTCTGCGCCATGCTTGCGCATGTCACTGGTCTTGCCGGGCCAATAATTGCGTCGAGAATCATACGATACCCGTGCTTGGTTGCGGAACCCACTAAGGTCCGACAACGTATCATCAAATGCACGGCGCAATGCAAGCACTTTCGGCTTGTTTGCAGCATATACAAGTTCTTGGCTTCCGTTTTTATCCTCTGGCATTACAAGCGTTCCTTAATCCTATTAAGCATTTGGTGTATAAAGCTCTTGTCCCGTCCTAGCTTGTCTGCTAGTCGCGCTGGCTTAGTTTCGTGAACCAATCTAACTTTCACCAGATTGCGCAACACCTCAAATCCCTCAAGGCGTGCCGCCTGCTCGTCAATCCATGCTTTATCACACGTAATATCAGTCTGTGAGCGTGGCATGACGGTAGGAAATTCCATTAATGTCTTCAATACGGTGAATCTCGATTGGCTTCCCTACAAGTCTATCACCTCCCAAGCGTCGGCCCACTAGCACAGGGTGCTTGCCCGCAACGCCTTCAATCGCCGCATACACATACAGGTGATTAGGCGCAGAATGCTTTACAGTTCCTCGTAGAAGCTCTGGGACTGCCTCGGGAATGTCAGCGTTTAAGCGTAGTTCCTCGGCCCCCTTCTCCGACACCCATGTATTGCGCCCACGTCCCGTTAGTTCCGATTGACTTAGCTTATCAATAACCTGCTGGAACAGTTCATCAAAAGGAATCTCTAGTTCCTTTGCTAATTCAGTTAGTTTCGTTTTCATTAATATCCTCCTTGTCCTTGTCGCGTAACGGCG